CAGATACACTCAAACAAGCATACTACCGCACTATATTTAACGACCAAAAGCGTAATGGTCTATATGACTTTCGCTTGATCAGTGACCGCCGTGTACAGGCCGCACTTACCCATAAGTGGAGCGGCAAAAACTATTCCGATCGTGTGTGGAAGAATAACGCCGCCTTTTGCAAGCGGTTGCAGCGCACGATTGAGGTGGGGTGTATGACGGGTATGACCCTGCACGATATGGAGGAGCGGTTGCTGGAGGACTGCATAGGTGCAGACAGCGACAGCGGGCAACGCTATTGTGCCAGCCGCCTGATCCGTACAGAGGTCAATCACTTCTCCAATCAGGGCTTTTTAGAGGGCTATAAAGCAGCGGGCATTATCCGGTATCGGTTTATGGCTACTCTGGATTTGCGCACCTCCGCCATCTGCCGCCAGCTGGACGGCAAGACCTTTTTGGTGGAAGAGGCAAAAGCAGGCGAGAACCTGCCGCCTATGCACCCTTTCTGCCGCAGTATTACCGTGCCGGTGACCAATAACCGCACAGGCACCCGCTGGGCCAGGGACCCGGTGACAGGACAGTCTATGACCGTACCGGCAGATATGACTTATGCCCAGTGGTATGAAAAGTATGTGGAGAAGAGAGACCTGGGCTTGACTGAAGAGGAAGAATACGCAATCAACAGCTGGGTGTCCAGTGATTTTTACCCGATTAACGAGAAGCTGCGGCAGGGTATAGAGTTGACAAACGAGGAAAAAAAGGCTATAACTAACTTAGACCGTGCGCTTGAGAAGTTTCCCAGATACAACGGACCGGTCAAACGCTCTTTGGTTATATCCGATCCCACGGAGCTGCGGAAATTCACGAATACGCACGCAGTCGGTAACACGGTTGTTTGCGATGCGTACATAGCCACAACCTGCGGAAAGACCTATAACCCGGACGCAGAAGTGCAAATCTATATTCCGCAATGCAAAAATGGACGAGATATTCGATCCTTCAATACAGGCGAGCAAGAGATATTGTATCCGCGTGGTAGTAGCTTTGTGGTATCCAAAGTTATTCAAAATGAGTCCATATTAAAAATCTTTTTACTGGAAAGGTAGTGAATAATGGTGAAAGAGAAGAAGTTGTTTACTGCTCCACGCTGGAACGATCCACCTGTAGCAAGAGTGACAGGGCACGAAGAGATTAGTGAAGAAGAATTCAAAAGAATACTGCAAGAAGCCATTGACGAATTTTATGGCGGAAAATGTCCGGAGGAATGGCTGGACGCGATGAAGTAAGAGCGATACACATATCAAATCAAGCAGAGCTGCAATGCAGCCCTGCTCTTTTTATGCCCATTTACAGGCAATGCCTGTGGGAATATATCATTTAACGAACCGGCAGCGTACGGTTTGGGAAAGGAGTCAGCAATGACAAAACACAATGCCGAGATGGAAAGCAGCAGAGAACAGAGCCGGGTGTGCGCACGCCTGCCGCTGAACCTCCAGCTGTTTGCCGAAGATACCGGCGAAAATGGAGCAGACACCAACGCAGAGGGGGCAGCGGGCGACACCGACGCCAACTCCGATGGGGGCAACACCACTCCGACCTTTGACGAACTGCTGAAAGACAAAAAATTCCAAAGTGAATTTGACAGCAGGGTCAGCAAGGCGCTTGCCACGGCCAGAGCCAAGTGGGAAGAAAGCGCCAAGGAGCAGGCGGACGAAGCCAAAAAGCTCTCCAGTATGAACAAAGAGGAGCGAGAGCGGTATAACCTGGCCAAGGATCGCCAGGCATTTGAACAGGAAAAGGCAGCCTTTGCCAAGAAGCAGCTGGAAACGGCTGTTGCGGCTGAGCTGCTCCAGCGTAAGCTGCCTGTGCAGTTTGCCGCAATCCTGACCGGGAATGACGCCACTGCCTCGCAAAAGAACCTGGAGATTTTTGACGCCGCATTTCAAGAGGCAGTACAGGCCGCCACAACCGCCAACCTGCGGGGCAAGGACTTGCCGCCGGCGGGTAAGGAAGCAGCGGGCGACAATGTACCGCCCACAGACTTCCGCGCCTATGAGGCGTGGAGAAAAAATAACGGCTAATAGGAGGAATAAGAAATGCCGAATACGATTTTAACCCCCAATGTCATTGCCAATGAGGCACTGATGGTACTGAAAAACAACCTGGTGATGGCCAACCTGGTGCACCGGGACTATGAGGACGAATTTGTGAAGGTTGGCGACACGGTTACCGCCCGCCGCCCCAGCAAGTTTGTAGCCAAGAACTTTACCGGCGCTGTGGATCCCCAGGATCTGAACGAG